TTGGAGCATCGGACAGGGTTCGAACCTGCGACATCGAATTTGGAAAAATCGTACTCTACCAACTGAGCTACCGATGCAAAATTATTTTTTATTCAAGAAATCTTCTGGTTTCTTAGCAAACTTCTTTGAAAGAAGTGTTAAACCTTGAAGGATTTCTGGACTTATCACACCAGTTATGCCATAACTGATTGCCTTTGTCAAGCTACTTACTTCAACTTGTTCTAAAATAAACCAAGCTATTGTAGAACATATCGCCGCTGCGATGATTCGTTTGATTTGTTCAGTATGAGTGCGCTTTACACCATCCATGAAAGTCCTTGCTAACATACCCAGCGCTCCAATCAGAGCAACAATCCATCCGCCTCTTAAGAACTCCATGAGTATATCTTTGTCTTCCATAAATTATGATGTATTTATATAAATATGATTTATATCAAACAAAACTTCAGTTTTCTTTACTTTTTTTAAATTGGTGGAAGCCGTGGGAGTTGAACCCACACGAATAGTTCGATTAAGAGTCGAATGCCCGTCCACTGTAGCTTGACTTCCGTATAGTTTTTATTTATAGTCGCAACTAAATAACGACTGTAAAATGTTTGGAGAAAAGCGCTCATCCTACGATCCGTAGGGAATATTGCGCCTTTCTCCAACTTTATATTAAAAATAACATGTCACTTCGGCCTCACAACAGATAAACTATCTCTGTTGATATTGATTCCCACAAAACGGTCGCTATCGCGCCGGTGGCTATTTTAGTGCTTCGGGGTGCATTTTTACCCATCTAAATTGTACTGTGAAAAAACTTGAAATTGATACCCTATCGCTAACTTCCTCGACTCTACTTACTTTTTTTTATTTGTCAAACTTTTTTTATTAAATCTCCTAAAATAAAAAACCCACCTCTTTTTAGAAGGTGGGGCAATTTAGGTTAGACTTTTTATAATCTCCTTATGCCACACCTTTCGTATCACGACCTTCATTGGCTCCTAGTGTCGGTTGCGCAATAAAGCACAAGCTCCAATAGGAGTTCGAATTTTGTGATTTATGTGTTACGCTGTTCATATAAATGATGCTTTGTTATTTAATAAATACAACGATGATATGAAAAAAATCAAATGTCAAACACTTTTTTATTAAAAAAGTAATATTTTTTCACTTTTCTTGTTAAAAACGATGAATTATTTGGAAGTTGCTCTAAAAACGCCGTCCCAATCTGGGGGAAGATTACTCTTTCTAAGCTCTTCGATTCTTTCAATCATCATCTCATAATAGTGTATAAGTTCTTTATTATGTTTCATTAACACTTCTGCTGTGCTAATAGCTTTGTCCCAATTTTGCATTCTGTATTGATTCAAAAACTCGGAATGTACCGAAAAGACTGCACTTTGAGACGGTATTCCTTGATTTTCAAGTATGGTATAGATTTTTACACCTTGTTTCTTTCCTTTTACAGCAATGCAGTCCAACTCAACGCATTTATATTCGTCTTTTACCATGTCGTATGTCTTTGATCCGATAATAATACGCACACCGTATGATTTACTTTGACCTTCTAGACGAGATGCCAAGTTCACATGATCTCCCAAGCAAGTATAGTCGAACCTTTGCGTTGACCCCATGTTTCCAACAACAACGTCACCTGTGTTTATACCCAATCCCATTCCAAATGCAGGAATGCCTTCATTTTTTATTTCGGAATTGAAAGTGTCCAACTCTTTTAACATGGACAGTGCGGTTTTCACAGCGTCTTTGGCATGATTTGGATTATCCAACGGAGCATTCCAAAAAGCCATCTGAGCGTCACCGATATACTTATCCAGGGTACCATCATTTTCTAAAATAGCTTTTGTCATGGCGGTCATATATCTGTTCATAATCTTCGTTAGACCTTGAACATCCTTGCCATAGTGCTCTGAAATTGCGGTGAACCCGCGAACGTCTGTAAACATTATACTCAATTCTCTTTCATCTCCACCTAACTGTAATAAACCGGGATTTTTTTGAAGCTTTTCCACTAAAGCCGGAGCTAAATATGTACCGAATTGCTTCTTGATTTGCATCTTGAGTTTGTATTCCATTACAAATCTCATGAATATTGCTCCTACCCACGGTAAAAACAAAGCAAGTGTTGGCCAAGTATAATCCAATAAGTAACCATGTTTGTTGAAAACATAAAATCCAACTGCGGTTGGTACACATAAAAGAGTGGTTATCAAAACGCCATTGTAAACATATCCAAGATATGCAGCAGCTAAAATTAAAAGTATTCCGACAATGGCACCGGTGGTTAGTTCATATAAATCGAATTCGGCTTTTCTTTCTAATCTGTTTCCGTCTACTAACATCTGTAAAGTTTGCATACTAACTTCATAACCTTGGGATATTCCCACCGGAGTTGCAACTGTATTTGCTAATCCTTCGGCTGTTAATGCCAACACAACAATTTTTCCTTTTACCTTGGACCAATCAGCATCTGTGTATGAAATGTTTTCAAACTTGTATTTAAAATTTACCCAAACTCTACCGTTTGCGTCGGTGTTAACAGCGGGCGTTCCTTTTACTCGAACCGCTTGTATTCCAGCTTCATTTATTTTTGCTTGATAACTGGGTTCTCCTCCAAACACACGCAATACTTCAAGCGGTAAAGTTGGATATGTTTCTTTTTTAACTTGTATGATTAGAGGTAAACGTCTTACTACTCCATCTAACTCCGGTGCCGTTAGTAACATACCCACACCAGCAGACGACTCTCCGATTTCTTTGACTGGGCCGATTGCATTGGGATAATCATACAACCAACCGTCGGATTGACCTCCAACACTCGCCAATCCTCTCGGAACGGGAACTCCTTTACCTTTTACAGATGCAGATTGGGATGTGATAACAGGAACCTTCTGTAGAATATCAATGAATTCCGGATCTCCACCCATTCTATCTTTTTCAGCGAAAATAATAGGGAGAACAACAAGCACCGCTTCATTCTCAAATGCTTTCTTTATTCCCGTCGCCAGTTCGGTTCTTGGCCATGGCCATTGGCCTTTTTCTTCTAAACTTTTTTCGTCTATCTCGACTATTACCACGTTTTCACTTTTGACTTTTGGTTGCGATCTTTGGTAATAGTCCAAACCTTTTAAACGTATTACTTCTATTGGATATGGATCTATTATTCTAAGTGTCACCATAGAAACCAATATAACCACACCAACGACGAAAAGCTTTAAGATGTAAGATTTCATTTTTGAGTGATACTTACTTTCAATTTAGATCCAAAATTCAATGGATAGTCTTTGGTGCCACTCTGTTCTGTTATAGAAAATGTAGCGTTGGTATCCACCTTTACTTTATAAAAAATTGTACCTTTTCCGGTGCTTATATTTAATATCGCGCTCACTCCGTCGGTGGTAAATCCTCCGTTTGTGATGATGGTTGCTGTACCAACAGCTGGTACGATGACGAGTGGTGTATTTCGAGGTGAAATTTGGATAGATTGTTTTACAATTGCGTCTATAATTGCATTTGCCGTTTCTGGTTGAAGTTTGTTAATGTCGAGAGTAACGGATGCCACTTCCACAGACAACGAATTGGAAGTAGATTCAGCTTGAACATTTGTCGATTGCGCTTCTTCCGGTGCTGCCCCAGATGCAGAAGAGCTTTCTACTTGTGCAACCGACGTTGACTGACCCGTTGCGTTTCCTGTACTATTTGGACTTTTCGCCTCAGCTTTAGCAACTGCGGTTTTTTTGTTTGATGACCCATCGTCGTCTTTGCTTACTTGAACCGGTGCTTTCTTAGCTTCCTTTGTCGCTTGAGTTACTGATTTTGGAGTGTCCAATATCAACATGTTATTAACTTTTGTTTCGTCGTCAAAGTTGAGAAGTACCGGAGCAGACGGCACTACAGTTGAAGATGCAACCATCGTGGCTTGGTATGCCTTTGTTAATACAACAGTCCCCAGCCCATTTGTCACTTGTATACTACCCACGACCGGAGGGCCATATTGTGAAAGTGATGGTAGAAGGATTATCAAACTTCTACCAAGTTCATCAACAGTTAAAGAAAAGTCAGTCCCACGGACGGCCACAGACGCCGTGGGAGTTTTGACATTAACTTCGTCTCTGCTGTTTTTTGCTATAAGACCGGATGCATATCTAATCGTTCCGAGTGAGGCTTTCAACCCCAATTTACCTTTGCCACTCGCTGGATCATATACAAACGTATCTATAACCAATTTACTGAATTCGGTGCATTGAACTCTGGTGCCGTCTACGAACGTAATACCTACACGAGATCTTAAAGTCTCGATAGTATCTTCCATTTCTATCCCAACATCAATTTTGCCTTCTATCTTATCTTGGTTTCTTGTCACTTGAGTAGGACCAGTCACCTCGGTAATTTTACCGGCAGCGCCGAATAAGTTGGAGCAAAATAATACCCCAACCAATATCAGTATAACTTTTTGAACCATTCCTTATGGATTTGGCGGAGCGATACCAGTAGTAGGATCGGCTGGACCCGTTGGGCCAGATGTTCCACCGGTTGTCATCACAGGAGCGGCACCGCTTGTAGTTTGTACTACGCGCACAGTGTTCCCACTTCCTACCAAACTATATTGGAATGTTTGTTTTTCTACACCCGACTGGTATACCGTTAGATCGTTTGTGTTTCCTTGGATGGTGACTTTCTGTTCGTGGCCATCTTTAGCAGCAACTCCACCCGTTGATCCGATTTGAGTTGATTTGACAGTATTGGAATTACCAGTGATACTATAATCAATGTAGTTATAGTTGGCATCTTTGACACCAAACTTCAATACATTAGAGTCGCCAGTAACATCTAATATTACGTCAGAGTTAGCCATAGTTGCTTTGCTCTCATCGGTATTAGATGTATGGTCAACGGTCGTGTCTTTGTTGAACAATACACTGTTGCTATTACCAGTCAGAGCGATGTTCATGTTATTACTTGCTCCATTCAAGTAGTATTTTTGCGTGTTGCTATTGCCTGTTGCAACTGATAGTAACTTAAGGTTATTTGCTCCAGTGATAGAGAAATCCGTAGTATTGTTGTTGCCCATTTGTCTCATTTCAAATAGGATATTATCCCCCGTTATGTCCGACGGTGTCCCACTAGAAACCCCAATTTTATTGAGGCTTCCTACTTGTATCAGCGTTGTGCTACCAGCGGTGGTTATTTGATTTACATATATTTGATTTTGACCGTATGCGGTCAATCCAAAGAATATAAACATTAGTGTTAGTATTTTTTTCATTTTGTTTCTTTTTTAGGGTTGAATTTCCAGAGCTTCATCTTTTCGCCTTGCTGTATTATATCAATAACCGCTTTGTCTATGGCACTTCTAACCGCGATTGTGTTTGGTTCGTTCGCGGTCAAACCCAATTCAGATTCTATAGGCAATGTTCCATGCTCATAGAATTTGAATAAGTTACCTGACACTGCTACACTGGAAATTGTTTTCGTTACGGCGGTACTAAGTAATACTTCTCCCGTTTGAACACTTACAAATCTTAAAGATACGGTCACAACATCTTTTCTATATTGTGCACTTGACGATATACCGAGCACACTTGCCCCCGCACCACCCGTTAGAATGTTAGAATCATACCCAATGATCCCGCCTTCGGCTATTATACCGGCAAATAGCATAGGCGTGAGTTTTTCTGCATTCTTGCCTTGAAAAGTTTCTCGTGTTTGACTAATCAGCTGCCTTTCTTTTATTATATTGTCCAGATTTGCTCTTTCTAATACTTGAAACCACGATCCCCCACCTGCGGTTCGCAATGAATCAATCAACCAGCTTTCTGCTCCTTGGGTTACTGCCGACGAAAATGATGCATAGTTGTCGGTGATCTTTCTTTGACCGGTTTTATCTGTATAGGAGTATACAGCAATTGTTATCTTTGGCCCATCCGGCGTCGGCAATCCCATCAATTCTTTTTCTAACGGAGATTGTTGACTTCTTGGCGCATCCAGTATACCAGGCGTCTTTGATACAGAAGCACATCCACCAAGCAGTAAAGATAATAATATAACCGTGATAGCATATATTTTCATCCGGGCGGTATCGGCGCTAATGAACCGACTGGGACGGTTATTGTAGTTGTGCTTCCACTTGCGGGGTCTACGATATATAACGTGGCG